ATTTTTCGTGCTCGGACCCACTCACCGTAGAGAGTGAACAACGACGCTGGTATTGCGGCCATCGTTGCTTAACAAGCAGACTGCTTCCAAGCTTAGCTCAACGGGACCAGATAACTGCCTACGCAATGGCCAATTCGGAGATTCGTGCTTATGGTGGCCCACTAGTGGCATCCTGGATTTGTGAAAGGGTGCGCACTGTGGTGCCGTGCTATAGCTCTGAGTACTACCGGGCTAACGGTTTTGATTTGACCGGCAAGAGCGCGTGTGCTTCGGGACACGCTCTTGGACCGGACCAACACTGCTACGACATGAACAACCTTTTGGTTTTCGTTCTGTTGGCTTTATACGTTTACTATTTTGCCGCATACTTCATTCCTGAGCTGGTGGCCTCGCTTCGGCGTGGACTCGGTGACTTGAAGACCCCACAGGGGATTTTCGACGTTGCTGTGAACCTGTACAGTTTATGGGAGATGTGGATAGTATTCGCTATAGCCTTCGCGCTGTTGAGTTTATTCACTGACGTCGTCACACCTTTTGAACAGGTTTGGCAACAGACTACATACTTTGGTGCAGCGAGCGCTTTTATCAAAGGATTCTTCTGGTTAATGCTTATCATAGGCGGCAACCTTTGGACTTTGGTACTTGGAGTTGTTGCGCATCAGATTGTTGTGGTGGATGCTACCGATGGGCACATCGAGGTCGTTGAGGCCTGGTCTGTGCTACACGTTTTGGTGGCTCTGTTGCTTCTGACGGCGTTGGTGTTGATACTCAGCATGCAGGCAGCCTACATGTGGTGGCTGGTGACGACCCGAGGACGCCCTACGCGGGAGTTCATTGGTGAACCAGGCATCGGACTTAGGCCGTCGAACGTAAGACACTGGTTAAGGCTATTGTCGCTGCGGTTCAGCGTGTGGTTTAGGAGTATCACGCTGCAGTCGTTAATCTGTGCTCACAATGAGCACGAGGAAAGGTTTAGACACTACATGAGAAAGGAATGGAAGGATGAGGACCAAGCGGCGCCTTGCCATGGCAAGGTGACGCACGGACACCCTACACTAGCTGCTGAAAGGCGAGGTGTGCACTTCCAGGTGATCAAACTGCTAAGTAGGAAGGGATATCAACCGTACGATATCTCGACGAGCAGGAGAACCCTGAGAGCGCACAAGGCCAACGAGCAACCCATTCCTGGCTTCCACGGGCACTTTTCCCCTAGAGATTTCCAGTTTCCTGAGAGAAATGACGAGGTTACTGATAAGCATGCTTTTGTGATGATTGATGTCGACTATTATGTGGATATGCATCACTTGGCCAGCTTGTTCAGACCCATGGTACTATACACTTTCGCGCCTACCACGCCTTGTGGACACACTAGTGAGTCCACTTGGAGCACAACATACGTCAATGAGACGGCCGTTGTTGCCTACAACGTGAATGGCGGGAATGTGTATTCCCACAAGCTGTGGGATTATGGGCACACTGACTACGTTATTTTCAAGCACGGGGGACTGGGATTTGTCTATGCGATCGAACGACATAGACCACATGGAACATCAACGCACATGGTTGTTTGGTTACAGCCCTGCGTCATTGTTTCAGACAGGGAACTGAAGAGTAGCGTGTTTGAGCGCTCACATGTAGTGGAACGTGTCCGCCAACCGCAACACGTAACACAGGACGGCGATCTCGTCACAATTGTGGACAACAACCTGCAGTTCAGGGTGCGGGCGTCTCTATACCAGATCATCCAGGCTTCGGTCGAGGCCCAGAAAACCGTATCGTCACATTTGACGAAGGCTTTCCTCGACCAGCATAGTGAAGATTTGGTGGAAGGAGACCCCCAGTATCTGGCCGAGTGGATCACAGCTAAGACCAAGAAGGGCGCGTTTCCCAACGTGCTCGTCTACGCTTCTGTGATTAAGAAGCCGGATGGCACCCCATTCAAGAACGAACTCATCGACACTCACGAGGTTATGGAACCGGCTCCGACGAATTCACCCCCAGCCACGGCTACCAGGGATGTGTCTTCTGACGCAGGCGCAGTACATACCAGGATTTCTACCATACACAATAGTGTGGTTGGGCCTGAGAGATACGATGAGTACGTTACAGAGTTCTGCGAGTTGCTGGCTAAGCACACCGGCGTCAAGAAAGGCTCATTGAGTCCGCTGACACCGGATGAATTGATGGCGAAGACGGAGAGGAAGAAGACGAAAGCGAAGATATTAGGAGCATTGGAAACTGCACTTAGTAGCGCTGATTTGAAGGCAGTGTTCATTGAGGGGTTTGTCAAGAGGGAGGCTTATCAGAAGCCTTCTGATGAAAGGCAAATATCTCCCACCAACGATGAACACTTGGCCCAAATAGCTGCCTACGCCATCCCTTTTAAAGAGATGTTGTGCAAGTTACCAAACTATATGCCCGGCAGAACCCCCGCGGAGATCGCCGAGCATATGCAACTATTGTTTTCGTGCGGGCAACCGCTGTGGGAGACGGATTTTTCCCGTTATGATGGCCAGCAGTCGCGCTGGTTACGCAACTGGGAGGTGATCCTCTTCAAGTACTTTTTCTCCGATCCAAAGGCCGCCGAGCTTGTGTACAACGAGGTCTTCAGAGTAGCCGCTAAGAGCAAAGCCGGGACATACAGTACCGGCGGCGCACTCTGCTCCGGATCGTCTTTGACGACCATAATGAACACGGCCAAGCATATGCTTATCCAGTACATAACCTACCGTGAGAGCGGTATGTCGCATGAGGAAGCCTTCGCACGGTTGATGGCTGCCTACGGCGACGACGGTGTTTTAACCGGGGGTGCTGAGATAGCAGACAAGATGCGGGAAGTGTGCGACTCAATTGGGCTTAAGAATCTCAAGTGCGTGCAGGCCATGACGCCGGAGAGACCGTACCTGACCTTTGTCGGGCGCGTGTTCTTCCCCGGAGACGGCGTGGCCGCGCCGAGTTTCCAGGAGCCTAAGAGGGTCTGGAGCAGAATCAACCTTATTCAGAAGGGACCCGACGCGTTCAACCGCTATTTGGCTAAGTTGGCGTGCTTCGTCGTCACTGACGGCAACAGCCCACTCCTTGGGCAGTACTGCAGGAAAGTACTGAGCCTATACCCAGCTGGGCAGGCTTTGTTGAAGTCACTGAACAGGGATGACTCTGGAGACATGATAATGGCAGACATTGTAGACCAGTGGATTTTGGTCGAGTCGCGCGCTAAGGTGTCGCAGGCTTGGCCCAACGACTGTTTCCCCGGCGATCTGTTCGGCGTTTACGCTGGACTACTTGGGATCGACCGGGCCACGTTGTATGCTGCTATGGAGAGAGTCAGTGCCGCCACCACTGTGGCCGACTTAAACAATCTCCTAGATCTGCCCCCCCCACCATTGGACCTTCGTTTCGTGTACAAGGACTTTGCTTTGTCCTATGGCCGCACCATCACCTATGACAACAACAAGGTGACTGGCAAGATGACCGCTACGGAAAGACGCGGCATTCTGCGGACCACTGAGCACGTGCTCGGGAAAGGCTCTTGTTTGTTGAGTAAATTGGGGACTAAGCCTGGTGAAACGCGGACTGGTAACAGTCAGCCCAGGAAAGTCCGCTTTGCCCCAACCGGCTCTGGGGCTCCAGTATTGAAAACTGGAACTACAAACAAGGCGCCAAAACGTAACGAGCAGCCCAAGCAGCATGCCAACCGCAGCAGCACGGGCGCGAAGAAGAAGGCAGAGAGCCAGGCGGAGGCAAAAGCAAGCCGCCGCCGCAGCGAACAACCAAACTCCGGGGCCTAAACAGCCCCGCTCGCGGCCAGCACGCCGCAAGTTGCAGCAGAACAACTCAATGCGTTCAGCGATAACACATCCTTACTTGGCTTGCCTAGCCGGTGGAGTTCAGATGAACCCGCTTGGCGTCGGCTTTCCGGATGGCAATCCTGCGAAATCAATTGTCGTCGACTTCAAGCAAGTGTTTACCCTCACGCCCTCGTCTGGGCGTGTGCGGTTCGCACTGGTGTCGGGGCCCTACGGAGCACTGGCACTACAAACTGGAGTCATTAGCCAATCTATTGTCCTCCCTGAGTACCAGTCCGCAACCACGACTGGGATCAATTGGGTGGCCACTTCAGCCGTCACGGCTGGTACCGGTACTACGGACTGGTATATCGTGCCGTTCCAAGAAAACGCAGATTTTCTGATTGACGGCGAGACGATGGGTGCTTATTCAATCGGATCGTACCGAGGGCTAATGTATACTGCCGAGTCAACTTTTACCGGCAGCACTATGGCAAACGGCGGCGTCGTGACAGTCTACAAAGTCACGCCCGCTGTGACGGACAAACCGCAGACCACTGTCAACACCGTTACCGTCGACAGTAAGGAAATCACGAATATCAACCAGGGCGCAACGATCACCAGTATATCGGGCCGATACACCGGTCCAGCGCGCACGCCGATTTCACTCAGAGGTGTATCAGCGAAACCCGAATATCTAAATGTTTGGGAGTCGACGGTCGCTAACGAGATCGTGCCTATGGGACGCAACAGCTCGGGAGTACTCACCCCTAGCATGGTGCACTGTGGGTTCGATTATCGCGTGCCGATAACTGTATGTGATTACAGCGGCTTGGACGCTTCGGCGTCGATTACCGTGGAAATTCGCTCCTGTCTAGAGCTGATCCCTAGGGTCGGCACTATGGCGGCATTCGCGAAACCCTCCCCACCCGCGCAGTTATCTGTGTGGGAGAAGGTGGCTAATTTCGCCCGCAGCCTACCCGCAGCTAGCATACTGCGAGTGGCTGGCGCGGGCGCAACTGGCTACGTTACGGGAGGAGCGAGTGGCGCGCTGGCGGCTATGTCAGCACAGTTGCATTGAGTGA